TCGACCGCTACCCGGCGAAGCGCGAAGGCGGCGCCACCTGGGCTGGCATCATCCTCGATACCAACCCGCCCGATGCCGATAGTGCGTGGTATCGGTTCTTCGAGCAGATGGATCACACCGAAGCGGTCGAGGGGCTCGCCGCGTTCATGCCCGGAATGACCGTCGATAAGTATTGCCGCATTTTCAAGCAGCCGTCCGGCCTGTCTGCCAGTGCGGAGAACGCCAAAAACCAGTCGCCGGGTTATTGGCAGCGGCTGGCCATCGGAAAAACCGATGAATGGATCAAAGTATATTGCCGCGGTGAATATGGCTTCGTCACCGAGGGCAGGCCGGTCTTCCCTGAGTATCATGATAACGTGCACTGCCCTGGCGGCGCCGACGACAACCGCGCACCGCGCACCGACCCACGCCTGCCGGTTCATCGGGGCTGGGACTTCGGCCTGACGCCGAGCTGCATCTTCAGCCAGTTGGCCGCGACGGGCCAATGGAAGATTGTGGATGAGCTGTGCGCCGACACGATGGGTGTGGATCGGTTTAGCGACCAAGTGCTCAGCCACTCCAGCCAGCATTTCCCCGACACCGAGTTCATCGACGTCGGCGACCCAGCGGGCAACAGCCGGGCGGAGACTGACGAGAAGACCTGCTTCGACATCCTCCACAACAAGGGCATTATGATCGAGCCCGGGCTCCAGTCGCCGCAGATACGCCAAGAGTGCATCCGTAAGCAGCTGCGCCAGTTCGATGACGATGGCAGGCCGGCGTTCAACCTGCACCCACGCTGTGGCCGGCTGCGGCGCGCCCTCCAGGGCGGCTACCATTACCGGCGCATCCAGATCGCTGGGACCGAGCGCTGGGCGGACAAGCCGGAGAAGAACCTGCACTCCCACCCGGCCGACGCTCTCCAGTACACCGCGACGCGCCTGTTCGGTCCGTCGATGCAGTGGCGCGGCGACCAGATCGACAACGACATGATCGAGCTGAACTCGCGGCTCGTGCAGGACCGCACCCGTTCCAAGACGACAGGATACTGAGATGCATGCAGAGTTGGCCGATGAGATTGTCCTCATCGCGGCGCCGATCTACGCGGCGCTGCTGACGCAGGTCGTGTCGATCGACGGTCTGCATGCGCCGGCAGAAATGCTGGCCGATCTGCGACAGCAGGCGATCGCCCAGGCGCTGGCGCTGCGATTGGATGTGCTGTCCACTGTGGTGTGAGCCGGGCCGAGCGAGAGTGCCGTATTGGTGGAGCGAGCCGAAGTTCAGGAGAGTGCCGTAGAGCAGGAGCGCGGCCGCCACGAGCGAGAGTGCCGAGTTCCAGGAGCGAGCCGCTACTTGTGAGAGTGCCGCTACACCTGAGCGAGCCGATCAACCGCGAGAGCGCCGTGATAGCCGAGCGAGCCGCATCTCTTGAGAGTGCCGAGGATACGGAGCGAGCCGCGCTGACAGAGAGTGCCGTCTGATGTGAGCGAGCCGTACTGGTGGAGAGTGCCCAATGCCCGGAGCGGGGGTGACGTGTAGCTAGCTGCCCAGCGCTAGCCTGGGTATATACGTCACCCCATGTCCTCAACCCTCATCGTCCCCCGCGAGATCGCCACCCGCATGCTGGACCAAGCCTGCGCGACGTGCCGCTACTCGTGGAAAGATCCCGCCGGGGATCTCAACTGCCGGCGCAACCCGCCGACGGCCTTCCTTATCCCCATGCCATCGAAGCTGGGAACAAGCATGGAACTCCGGCCGTTCTCCACGTTCCCGGTGGTGCGGCCGGATTATTGGTGCGGGGCATGGACTGAGCGCGGCACATCCACCGGTTGACTTCGGAGTGTCGCGCGGCGTCTACATATAGCGATGAGCGCCGCCCTCAGCGCGATCCCGACGGGTGGACCGCCGCCCGATCAGGATCAGGACCAGCAGCAGCCCCCCGAGACGATGCAGGGGCCGCCGCCGGATGAGCCTGAGGCGCCACTGAAGTCTGCCGACATCCTGCCGCTTCGCCCACCAGCTCCCGATCAGTCCCTCGCCGACCCCAAGACCGACCAAGCGGACCGCCGGCCGCTATTGCAACCGCAGCACGTTCGCCGGTTCGCTAGGTGGATTGTCCGCAAGAATATTGCCGACGAGATCGAGGAGGGCGCGCGCCAGCGCCTAGCCGATCAGGCCAAGCGCGAATACGAACTCGACGAGGAGACCCGCGCCGATTGGAAGCAAAGATACGCCGACTGGATGGCGTTCGCGCTGCAGGTGGTCGAACCCAAGACGTATCCCTGGCCGAACGCCTCCAACGTCTGCTTCCCGCTCATCACCGTCGCCGCGCTGCAGTTCAACGCCCGCGCCTACCCGGCGATCGTGCAGGGCCGCAACGTGGTCAAGGGCACCGTCGTCGGCGACGACCGCGGCGTGCCGCTGATGGCGCCGCCACCGCAGCCCGGCATGATGCCCGGCGGACCACCACCCGGCGGCCCTAACTCACCAGGGCTGCCTGGGGGCGCAGCTCCTGGCGGCATGCCCGGTAGCCCACCAGGGGCACCGCCAGGGGCACCCCCCATGCTAGGAGGGCCACCCCAGCCCGGCCAGCCACCGGGCCAGCCTCCCGGCCAGGGTGGCCCACAGCAGGCTCCAGGTGGTCAGGCGATTGGTCCCGGCGGCAGGGCGCTGTGGATCGTGCCGCCCGGCTCCAAGCAGACGCGCGCCGACCGTATCGGCCGGCACATGAGCTGGCAGCTGCTCACCGAGATGCCGGAGTGGGAGGAGCAGACCGACCGGCTGCTGATCACCGTGGCGATCGCCGGCACGATGTTCCGCAAGAACTACTTCGACCCGAAGCAGCGGCGGAACATCAGCGAGATCGTCTCGGCGCTGCGCCTCTGCGTGAACTACAAGGCCAAGAGCTTCGATGCTTCACCGCGCAAGACGGAGCTGATCGACTTCTACCCGTGGGAGATCGAGAGCAACGTCCGCTCTGGGCTGTGGCTCGACTACGGCGACGAGGGCTACGGCCGCAACGCCGACACCTCCGAAGACGAACAGGCGCCGGTCACCTTCTGCGAGCAGCACCGCCGCTACGACCTCGACGACGACGGCTACGACGAGCCGATCATCGTCACCTTCGCCAAAGACAGCGGCAAGCTGGCCAGGGTCACGGTGGGGTTCGACCAGGACTGCATCGACGCGACTGACGAGGGCGAGGTCGCCGAGATCCGCCAGATCGACTACTTCACCAAATACGGCTTCATCCCGAACCCTGACGGCGGGTCATACGACCTGGGCTTCGGCAGCCTGATGTATCCGCTCAATGCCGCGGTCAACACCACCATCAACCAGATGTTCGACGCCGGTCACCTGCAGATCGCAGGCGGTGGCTTCATCGGTGGCGGCGTGTCGATCAATGCCGGATCGGTGCGGTTCATGACCGGCGAATACAAGGTGGTCACCACGCAGGGCCGCACGCTGCGGGAAAACTTAGTACCGCTCGAAATGCCGGGTCCCAACCCGGTGCTGTTCCAACTGCTGCAGTTCTTAGTGGAAGCAGCCAAAGATGTAGGCAGCATCAGGGAAGTTCTGCAGGGCCAACTGCCCGGTGCGAATGTCCCCGGCATCCTCGGCCTTGCGGTGATCCAGCAGGGACTGAAGGTGTTCAATGCCATATTCAAACGTATACACAGATCCCTACGACAGGACTTTGACAAACTGTTTAGACTCAATCGGCTGTACCTTCCTGATGAGGCAGGATTTCGCATCGGCTCCGAGTATTTTCAGATCCAGAGATCCGACTATCTTCGAGGTTCTGGCGCTGAACCCGTCAGCGATCCAGACATGGTCACCGACACCCAGCAGATGGCGCAGGCTAATTTCCTGCTGCAATTCGCTTCTGACCCGTTCTTCGACGGGCGCGAGATCCGCCTGAGGGCGATGCAGGCCGCCGCCATCCAGCAGGTCGACAAGCTGATCGCAGCCCAGGCGCCGCCCAATGCTGAGCTGGTGCAGGCCGCGGCGGCGTTGCAGCTACAGAAGGAACAGGTCGACATCGCCGGCCAGATGGCAGGCCTGCGCAACAAGGAACTCGACATCCGCCAGCAGCATGAGCAGGTCGAGCTGGCCATCAAGCGCGGCAAGGACAAGGCGAGCGAGATCAAGGAGCTGTCGCAGGCGATATTGAACCTTGCCAACGCCAGGAAAGCGGACAACGAAGTGGATGCTGTGTGGTATGGCCATCAGCTGACGGCCTTGAAACATCAGGTGGATTTGCTCAATGCTCTCACTGACACCGGACCATCTGGCGAAGGTGGTGGCGCCACCAACGGAAATAGCGGAGGCCCGCCGCCCGGCCTTGCTGGATCTCTCGCCGGAAGTCTTTCAGATGTGGCGGCGAGAGCCGGTAACGCAGCAAGTCCTCCTATGGCTGGAGGATCTGCGGGACTCCCTACTCCGGGAGGCGCTCCGGGCCTTCCTGGCGGGTGAGATGGATAAGGTCATGATTGAGGAATTTCGTGGTCGCGCCTTGATGTGTTCGGAACTTGTGGCGCTGGAGCTTGGGGACATTATGAGGTGGTATTATGGGGACACGGTGCCACCACCAGAGAGACGCGTCTGATGCCAAAGGCTGTTGACCTGACAGGGCAGACCTTCGGTCGTTTGACTGCCGTCGCGCCGACGGTAAATCGCAGTCGGTGTGGAAGTGTCATTTGGATATGTCGGTGTGCGTGCGGCAGTAACACAGAGGTGCGTGGGCGCCACCTCAAGAGCGGCAACACTATGAGTTGTGGATGCTTGAATGCCGAAGCTACGCTCACACGAGCAACCAAGCACGGCCTTTCAAAAACGCCGGAATATAGAGTTTGGGCTTACATGATACAGCGTTGTCACAACCCCAACCATCAGTCATTCCCCTATTATGGCGGTCGCGGGATTTCTGTATGCCCCGAGTGGCAGGATGGTTTCGAGCCATTCTACGCCCACGCTGGGCCTCGCCCCTCGCCAAAACACACGCTTGATCGGTATCCAGACAACGATGGCGACTACACCCCCGGCAATGTGCGTTGGGCGACACGGAAAGAGCAGGCCGCTAACAAGCGCAACAACGGGCCGGCAACCAGTTTAGGTCTGAAGCGATATCACCGTGAACACCCTGAGGCCGCTCGCGCCAGGGGGCCGGCAATCAGCGCCGCCCTACAGCGACGGAAGGAAGCGAGATGTCCGGCGTATTAGGCGCGATCCTCGGCGCAGGCGGTAGGGCACTCGGTAGCGCCGCTGGGGATGCTATCGCGGGTGAGGCTGGCGTCGAACTCGGCAGCAACATCGGGCAGGCGGCTGGTCGGGATATCGCCGCGAAGATCTCGGAGCGGCGCCAGAAGAAGAAGGCCTGTCAGCAGGCGTTCCCGGATAATCCTGATATCTGCGACAACGGTATGGCGTTCCGCTGATGCTCGAAGGCCGTGTACTCAGAACCGGTGACCAGCGCGAGTTTGTGCTGGCCGAGTGGGACGGCATCAACCACAGCGGCATCACCCCGCTGGATGACAAGGTGCTGGTGCTGATGGACCAGCACGCTGAAACCACCTCAGGCGGCATTGTCATCCCCGACACCCACCGCTCACAGCAGAGTATGGCATCCGAGACCGGCGTGGTGATCGCGCTCGGCGCCGCCGCTTTCGAGTTCACCGATGACGGCAACCGGCGCTGGAGCACAGCCAAGCCGGAGCCGGGCGATCGCGTGGTGGTGGAGCGCTATGCCGGCCGTGTCGTGCAGGGCGAAGACAGCGTCGAATACCGGCTGGTGTCGCAGCGCTCGATCGGCGCGCTCTACAGCAGACAGGAATGAAAGAGGCCGGTGTCCCACCCCTGGTAACACCGGCCGCTCAAGACACGCCCTAACCCAAAACCCTAAGCGCTTGCTCAGTCAAGTTAACAGAATGGTTGAGCGAGGCAAGCTATGTCAGACACGGCTGAACAATCAGCCGAGCTTCTGGATCAGGAACACGACGATCCGGGGCAGGCTGCGATCGAGCAGCGCGCGCGCAACATGGGGTGGCGTCCGCGTGAGGAATTCAGGGGCGACGCCGAGCGTTGGCTACCGGCGGAGGAGTTCGTCGACCGCGGCGAGCGGCTGCTGCCGCTGCTGCAGGAGCGTAACCGGGCGGCCGATCGGCAGATCACCGACCTGCGCAATCAGGTGTCGCAGCAGGGCGAGACCCTGAACCAAATGCTGGCCAGCACCCGCAAGGCGGAGCAGGTCGGCTACCGCCGGGCGATGCAGGAGCTGCACCAGCAGCGCACCCGCGCTGTCGAGATGGGCGATACGGCGGCTTTCCAGGCCGTGGAGCAGGCCATGCGCGAGCTGGGCCCACCGCCGCCGGAACCACCGCCACCGCCTCAGGACCGCGGCCAGGGCGGCCCACAGGCCAATACTGACCCGGTGATCCAGGCGTGGGTGCGCAACAACAATTGGTTCACCACCGACCCGGTCGCCAACGTGGCGATGATCGCCGCGATGCAGCAGGCGGAGCGGCAGAGCCCCGGGGGCACCGTCGAGGATCATCTGATCGAGGCGGAGGCGCACATCCGTCGGCGATTCCCTGAGCATTTTCCTCGAGCGCGCACCACCAACGGCAATGGCAACAGCAGTGGCAACGGCACCGAGAGGACCATGCGCCGGCCGCTGCATGTCCAGGAGGAGGAGGTCGAAGAGGAGGAGCCAGTGGCCCAGCCAGTGCGCCGTCAGGCGGCGCCAGTCTCACGCTCGTCGGAAGGCGCGCCGGCCCGGCGTCCTGGCCCACGCAGCTTCGAAGCAATGCCGGCCGACGTCAGGGGGCAATATGACCGCCAGCGCAAGATGCTGGAGGGCAAGGGCGAGCCGCTCACCCGTGAGGAATTCGCCTCCTACTACTGGGAGGGGGAGCCGTAATGCTGCACTGCGACCACAGGGAGTTCGATGGTCTGGTGGAGGCCCTTGCTGTGGCCTGCCTGCGCTGTCGCGACCCGGGCGGGCTCCTGGTGCAGCCCAACAACATCATGCGGCTTGAGGCCGTCGCCAGCGCCATGCTGACGGTGTTGCTGGGCAGCACGGTCGAGTGTGAGGGCACCGTTCATCTGACCGGGTTTCAAGCAACAGGGAGATTCTGATGGCACGACTACCAGCATCGATTGAGCGCCAGCCGCTCAACGACGCCGCAGCAGCGGCACAGGCGCGGCGTCAGGCTGAGGTCGAGCGTGCACTCAGCGGCAGTGCAGACGACGAGCAGTCCGTCGACACGCTGCCCAGGCGCGAGCGCAAGCCGTTCGTCCGCAAGCCGTTCGGCAACTTCGACCAGAAACTGTCCTATCCGGACCGCGAAGGATTCCACCGGCACTGGTTCAACGACACGCCGGGGCGGATCATGCAGGCGCGCAACGCGGGCTATGAGCAGGTGCACGAAGAGGACGGCCGGGTGGTCTCCATGGTCGTTGGCATCGGTCGCGGCGGACAGCCTTTGGTTGCATTTCTCATGGAAATCCCGCTTCAATGGTACCAAGAGGACATGGCCGCCCAGGAAATGGTGGTTCATAGCCTTCTGACTCAGATCGGCAAAGGCGATCATTCGAGGCCCGGCGGCCCGGATGGCAACCTTCGCTACGCTGGGTCAACGCGAGGCAACATCAGCATCGAGACAGGAAATTCTCGCCGCTGATCACTGGCCTCCGGAGGCGACGGGATAGCAATGCCCGGAGCCGGAACACAGCCGTCACGCGGCTAGGCATCGCACGCGCGCGCGGCACGACATCCCTTTAACCGCTTGCCTAAGTGCTGCGGGCTGACCCTGGCCGGTCAGCCGCAGCGCATAGCAGGCATGGCAGAGGCTATGCGATGCCCAATGTAAACTCCCCATTCGGGTTGCGCCCTTATGCGATGAAGAGCGGCGCGCCCTACAGCGGTGCAATCCGCGTCTACTATGTCCCCTCCAACAACGGCACAGCGCTCTACATCGGCGACCCGCTGATCACCGTCACCAACAGCTCTGACGGCAACGGCGTGCAGACTGTCGCGATCGCCACGGCCGGCACCACTAGCCCGGTGCTCGGTGCCTTCCAAGGCATCACCAACAACGCCGGGCAGACGACGATCACGCTGCAGCAGACGCAGACGCCGTACCTCGCGGCGAACCAAGCGGCCTATGTGATGGTCTCGGACGACCCGGACCTGCTCTATGTCGTGCAGGAGGACGGCAGCGCGGCCGGGGCGATGGTGTCGGGTGCCTCGGGGCGCAACGCCAGCCTCCTGTCGGGCTCCGGCAACGCCTACTCCGGACAGTCCGGCTGGACGATGCAGACCGCCTCGCTGTCAACCAGCCAGCTACAGCTGCGCATCATTCAGCTGCTGCAATCCCCGCTCTCTGACAATGCGGTGGGCCAGTACGCCCGATGGTTGGTGAAGATCAACCAGGGCATCCACCCCTGGTCAATCACCACCGGCATCTGAGGGAGAGCGACAATGGCCGTCATCACCACTGGCACGCATCCCAAGGCGCTGTGGCCTGGAGTCAAGGCATTTTGGGGTCGATCCTACAACGAACATCCGGTCGAGTATCTCGACCTGTTCGACAAGCAGACATCGGACAAGGCGTACGAAGAGGAGGTGGAGATCACCGGCTTCGGTCTTGCGCCGGTCAAGCCGCAGGGCGCGCAGATCTTCTACGACATCGAGGTGCAGGGGCCGGTCAGCCGCTTCACCCACGTCGCCTACGCCCTCGGCTACATTGTGACCTACGAAGAGCTGCGCGACGATCTCTACGAGGTCGTGTCGAAGCGACGCGCATCACAGCTGGCGTTCTCCATGCGACAGACCAAGGAGAACGTGCTGGCGGGTCTCTACAACCTCGCCTTCTCGTCGTCGTCGCTCGGCGCCGATGGTCAATCTATGGTGGCGTCTGCGCATCCGACGCTGTCGGGCAACCAGTCCAACCTCGGCACCGCGGCGGATATCTCCGAGGTGGCGATCGAGGATCTGGTGATCCAGGTGATGCAGTGCCAGAACAACCGCGGCATGCGGATCTCCGCGCTACCGATGTCGCTGCATGTGCCACCGCAGCTGTGGTTTGAGGCCAACCGGATCTACAACTCGGTGCTGCAGAACGACACGGCGAACAACGCGATCAACGTGCTGCGCGCAGTGGGCACCTTCCCCAAGGGGATCAAGGTCAACCACTACTTCACCTCAGCGACCGCGTACTTCATCCGCACGAATATCCCGAACGGCTTGACGTACTTTGAGAGAGACGGGATCTCGTTCGACCAAGACAACGACTTTGACACAAAGAATGCCAAGGCCGCGTGCTACGAGCGCTACTCCGCTTACTGGGCGGATTGGCGTGGCATCTACGCCAACCAGGGTGTGTGAGTGCGTTACTTCGAGCGGATCGCTGCCGGAATAGACGTAGAGCCTCTGCTGCATCAGATCACGACGCAGCCTGGACTTTGGAATGCCGTGCCGATCCGCTCGAAGTATGGCAACCATGCCAGCACTGACGACATCCTGCTGCGCTACAACCGGTTCGACCCGGCGAACGACGACCCACGCGAGGCGGTGGTCAGCAACATCGCCTGCGTGAACTATCCGGCCTTTGCCGCATTGCCGCATGCCATGCCTATCATCTTCGGTCTCATGGCCAGGGTGCAGGGCGTGCATCTCGGGCGGGTGTTTACCTCCCGCCTTCCGCCCGAGGGGGTGATCCCGCTCCACAGCGACCGCGACCCCGCCAGCGAGCGGGACTACCCCGACCGCGAGATCCCGGCGGTCTATTACGAGCGTTACCAGCTGACGCTGCGAAGTCAACCCAATGTCGTGTTCATATGTGGTGACGAACGTATATACATGGAGCCAGGCACGATCTGGTGGTTCGACAATCAAGCGCAGCACAGCGTGGAGAACCGCTCGAAGGATGACCGCATCGCGATGACGATCGACATCCGGCCTTACAAGCCGGTGATCACAACGACCCCTTCTGCACCGCACCCTGTGCGCTGAAAGGATCAACCAATGGCACGCACCGCCTTCTACGCTCCCGCTCACCGCGTCATGGGACGCGTGCCTTCTGGTGGCACTCGCGCCTCTCAGCCGCCCACGATAGCCCCCAGCGCCGATGCTGTCGGCAGTGGCGTACAGGATGCGCGCTATCGCTGGAACAACGGCTCCTCCACCACCGCACCCGAGGTTCTGATGTGGATGAACCCTGGCGCCTATCCAGTGATCGATGCGGTGCCGGCTACAGCATCCAATGCAGCACTTGCAGCCGCCCAGGTGCCGGTCGCCGGCACGCCACTCACTCTGATTCCCGCCAGCGGCGCCGGGGCCGTGGTGCCGACCACAACCACATTGATGTATCCGTCTGGCGTGGTGATCCCCACCACGGCGCGCTTCATCCATGCCGTGCCGATCTATCGTCAGTTCGGCTTCAGCAAGCAGCAGGCCTGGGCGTATGACGCTGACAGCATGCTGGAGCGTGCGGTGCGTGTGTTTAGCGTCGGCGCCGACACTGGCGCCACCGCCACCGTCACCGGCTTCGACAGCTATGGCTACACGATCCGCCAAACCATGACGATGGCCGGGGCCGGTGCCGCGGTGACCACGACCAAGTGCTACAAAGGTATCTACTCCGTGGTCTGTGCCGGGACGTTGTCAGGTTCCAATGTTAGTGTTGGATTTGCCGATGTTATCGGCTTGCCGATGTATGCGCCTGCTGCCCAGGCTATCTGGGGCTTTTGGAATAATTTGATCATCACCGGCACCGGCACGTTTGTGGCTGGCGTGACGTCCACTTCTTCGGCGTCTACTGGTGACGTCAATGGCACCTATCTTCCGGGTTCCGCCGCCGATGGCACCAAGCGATTGCAGGTGTGGATGCACCCAGACATGCCA